CACTCCAATTCCGGTGGCGTTAAGAACTGTCTGGCCAACCCGCACTTGATCTATTCGAGTTCGCCCTTGAGGCGTGTCAACGAGTGTCTCGCTTGGAAAACAGATGCCGTTTCGAAAATCTCGTCCTTCAGCATTTTCGAAACGGCTGTCAGTGATAATGCGTTGGCGCGATTCGATGAGGTTTCCAGGAATCACTTCTGGGAATTTAGCCTTCGCTTGCCGGTGCAATTTCTTAATTTCACCCCATACGCGCATTTCGAGCATTTCCCGTTCAGTCGACGAGACAAGGACCGTGGTGCAATCCGGCCAAACGTAGTAGTCCCCAAGGACGTTAGCTGCCGCCGATCTTGTTTTGCCAGCCGACGCTGGTCCCATTTCTCCAATGATTCGGTTGCTCAGGTAGCACTGCAATTCCAGTTCGTTCCATCGATGCCAGATGTGCTCCGGCCAGATGATGGAAAGGAATGCTTTGAAGTGATAGAACAGTCCGTTGCCTTCTCCTTTGATGGTGCCTCCTTGTCGAATCATGGTCATCTCGATTGAGACGTCCGACAAGAGAGGTTCCCAAAGCAATCCATACTTCTCTCTCCGAGGTAGGTTATTTTGGCCAGCCATGCGCAAGTTGACTTTGTAACTGCTTGGATTCAGCGTCCAGACTAATGGCGAATGGCAGCAGCAATGGAGTGCGATTGGTCGACGGCCAGATTTCCTTTGAGGGAGGCATCGACAGCGGACGTGTGCCGACGATGCAATCAGAAGGTTTCCAGACTGGTCTGAGGCGTAATCAATCTGCGTGGCTCACGAATGGAACCGTTCGAGGAGGAGGCGTGTCGCAAAGGACGGGTTGGAAACCGCTAGTTCGGAATGTGAATTGGCCAGGAATCTTTCAAGTGGCCTACATGTACGAGCCTCCTTTCGCCGATCCTTACATGATGCTCATGATCGGCGGACGCATCTATCAGGTGCGTGTGGATACGGACAATTCGGTAGTGGATCTTTCGGCAGCATTTGGACTGACCATGCCTCCAAACGAACCGATTGGCTTCATGGTGCAGGGAGAGCAGTTCTTGGTAATTCAATCCGGTGATTTGGTGACGAAGCCATTGTTTTGGGATGGAGCCACACTTCGTCGTTCAAATGGCTTTTTGGGAGTTGGCAATTCAGGGAATGAAATTCCACCAGCCGGCCCGATGGATTATTACATGGGCCGATTGTGGTACGCCTTTGGTCGCCAATACTGCGCTGGTGACATCGTAGGCAGTCAGGCGTCAGGAACGGCTCCTTACAATTTCCGAGATTCGATTCTCAAGACTACGGAGAATCCCGTATCGCTGGCCGGAGACGCCTTCATTGTGCCGACGATGGCTGGCAACATTCGGGCGCTCAAACATTCGGCCAACCTGGACACCGCCTTGGGAGAAGGCCAACTCTACCCATTCACCCGAAAGAATATCTATGCTACCAGCGTCCCAGTTACGCGGGCGTTGTGGAGTACTCTTTCCGAGCCTCTCCAACGGGTTGTCCAACGAGATTTCGGTTCGGTTGGCGATCGCTGTGTGGTACCAGTGAACGGCGATCTTTTCTATCAAGCGATGGACGGCATCCGTAGCCTTGCCATTGCCGTACGTAACTTTGGGGAATGGGGGAATGTGCCCATCAGCCGACCGGAGCAACGTGTCCTGCGATTCAATGATCGGGCGCTGATGCGTTTTGCTTCTGGCATCAACTTTGACAACCGGATGCTTCAAACGGTGGTGCCCTTCCAGACTCCGGTTGGCGTGGCGCACCAAGGCATCATCCCGTTTGATTTCGATTTATTGGGATCGATGGCTGACCGATTGCCGCCTGTTTGGGAAGGGATGTACGAGGGACTTTACGTCCTGCAACTTCTGGAGGCTGACTTCGGCGGGTTGCATCGGGCCTTTGCCGTCGTCGTCAGCAAGCTTACTGGCAACATTGACATCTGGGAATTGACGACACAGGACCGATTCGACAGTCAGGTTAACGGCAACGGGGATCGAGTGAATTGGTATCTGGAGACGCCCGCTTACACTTGGGGGGATCCGTTCATGTTCAAGGAACTGGATGGCCTTGAACTCTGGTTCGACAAGATGCTCGGTACAGTCCAGTTCATGGTGGAATACAAGGTCGACCAGAATCCGTGCTGGATTCAGTGGCATTCATGGAAGCAATGCGTGGCCAAGGATTGTCGGGAAGATCCTGACGCAGTGAGTTGCCCAGAGTATCCAGTGCAGCCGTATTGCGAAGGTTTTAGAGCGACCGTGAGTTTGCCGACGCCACCGAAGAAGTGCGAGCCCAACAACGCGCGACCGAGCACTTGGGGTTATCAATTTCAGATACGACTGACGATCAAAGGCTGGTGTCGTCTGCGAGGCTTGCGCATTTACGCTCTGCCGCGGATGAAGGAGCCCTACAAGAACATGGTCTGCGCGAGTTCCTCGTTCTTCGAGGCTCAATCCACACCACCACCTGAGCCGCCGGTACCACCTGCTCCGCCAGTTCCGCCTGAACCGCCAGCCCCGCCTGAAGTGATTTCATGGACGGCAGCCAGCGTCATTTTCTACTGGGAAGACAACATTGGAAATTTCTTCACTGGCGATTTGGCTACGTTCCTTGCGACAGCGGATCTGAACAACATGGGGATCTTCACGAAGTCCAGTTTGGACCCGAACAAGATCACGGCCATCACCGGTTTGAGCCTCTTGGTGGATGCAGGCAATATCGACTTGTTCGACAACAATCTCACTTCTGTTCCGGCTCTGCCGACCACTGGGAACCTTACGTCGTTTGGTTGTCAAACGAATCATATCGCCTCGATTACCAATCTGCCGACGAGTCTGACGACGATTAACGTTGCCGATAATTTGCTCACGTCATTGCCTCCGATTCCGCCTTTGGTCATCGATCTGAACATTGCCATCAACAGTTTCAGTGCGGCCACCGTCAATGACATCGTAGGCCAGTTAGTTACGAACGGGTTGAACAACGGCAATCTCAACCTCTTTGGCTTGGATCAATCGCTTTCAGGAGCAAACATCGCGACATTGCAGGGGAGAGGATGGACGGTGACAACATGAACACTCGAAAATTCATCAAGTCTCTGATGGCGATGGCTATTGCACCGTTGACGCTTCTGAATAAATCATATCCCGCAGTTGATGGAGTAAGATCCTTGGTACACCGGAAAGTCTGGTTTTGTGATGCGTCTTACTCAAAAAAACAGTACGACTATATCGTTTCCATAATCCTTCATCCTACATCATCTAAAATTTTCAAAGAGTTCCTGAAAAGAAAGCCTTTGAAATCATGAATGTAGTCTGCCAATTGGTTCTCAAAGATTGTCTGCCCTGCAATGACGATCCGATTGCGAACATCTCGGCAGAAGCGCCGGACATCGATGTGTTCATTGCCTTCCGAGATTTCCGTGGTAATCCACCATTGGGAGTCACGTACGCGCAACTGGGTTGCAAAACAATCTGCTTCTCTCAAACGTCACAGCAAGAGGCTGATGATTGTGCCCAGCGTCAGGCGCAAGAGTGTGTGTGGACAACGTGGAAGCCTCCGGTCACGCCACCAATTCCACCAGGGCCGAATAACACTGGAGGCAAGGGGACGCCACCCAACACGCCCGGCGGAGTGCCTCCGAACAATCCTCGTTTCCCGGTAAAGCGTTTCCTGAACACGCTTCAGACTTGTGAGCAACCGTGTCCAGATGGAACGCCTTTCAGTGCGTCTGTGGCGGCCGGTACCATCGTCGCATTAAGCCAAGCACTGGCGGATGAGCAGGCGCACAGTTTAGCCTGCAAGCGGGCACTCCAAAAGAGAATGTGCTTCTCTTCGAGCATTCTGCCCGGCTCCTGTGTTGAACAAGTCTACCTGTTCCAATTGGAAGCCAGCGGGGGTACCAACTTTACAACTCACGATTACGATTGGATCATAGCAGCCGGTAGCCTTCCTCCGGGCATCGAACTGGATCCAGAGATTGGGCTCATCTCGGGGCTTCCTATTGCCAGTGGCCATTTCACCTTCACGGTTCAAATCACGGATGCCATCGGGACAACTCAGAGCAAGGAGTTCACGATTTGCATCATGGAAATCGTCTCTGGGGCAACGTTGCCTGAAGCGACGGAAGGCGATGCGTATGCTCAACCGCTGATTCAGGAGCCGGCCACGGTTGCCTCTGAAGTCTGGTCGCTGGTAAGTGGCAGTTTGCCGCCTGGACTGTTATTGGCCAGCAATGGGGCCATCAGCGGAACGCCGACTGACGTGGGAAGTTTCGAGTTCACTGTGAAGGTCGAAGCTGATTGCGGAACGTGTACGAAGACTTTCAGTTTGGAGGTTGTCTCTGGCGTTGATTGCATGGGTGCTGTCGAAGAGGTTCAAGATGCCGTGTGGACTCAGATTTCGATCGACAACATGCTCGTCGCTGGTGGCGACGGAACGTTCAACAATAACGTCAGTGCGAACGGCATCGGATCTGAAGCAGGAACCACCATCTGCAATCCCAGCAACGATCCGTATGCCATCACCGTGGATTACGCTTGGACCGTAGCGGGTGGCGGAATTGTTGCAGGTAATTCTCAGTGCAGTGTGAGGTTGAATGGTGTTACGACTCCCGGAACACTCAAACCTCTGGCGGGTGCGTTCACTCAACATTTTGACCTCGTGCTGTTGTCGGGCGTGAATACGCTCAATGTGGTGTGTAACGGCAGCTTTGTCTTCGGGCCTGTCACCGTCACTGGTACGGTCGCGATTCGACCTCTGACCCCTCCTTGATATGCAACTACTCCGATTGAAAGACGTTCGTCAGTCTCGCATCCCGATAACAATTGGAAAATGCGATTCAGATAACGCGGAGTTCATTGAGATTGTAAATGAGGCTCAGGAGCGTTTGATTTTTGCTGGTGGAGAAACTGGCTGGTGGGGTTCTTGGGTGAAAACAGTATTCACGGTGGATACGGTGGCTGACCCGTTCATCACCTTACCTCGAAGCATTGCTCGTTTCATCAATCTGGATGTCTGCAAACGTCCGGTGCGAATCCAGAACGAGTTTTACGAGTTTCTCGAAGCTGGCATTGGCTTGCAGCCATCACAGTGCGATTGCAATCAGATCGAGACGTATGATCGCGGGATGTTCCCGACCTTCTCCGACTTGGTGCCACCTAACAAACGGCTCCGGTTTTACATCACCGATGCTGCGGACGTCGGGCGCCGTGCGCTGGTTCAAGGCACCGACCAAAACGGCACGACGATCTACAGCCTCGATGGCATTGATGAAGTAACCGGTGTCTACGTCGCTTTCGCACAACCATTCGTCGACACACCGTTCAACATTACGACGCTGACCGGCTTGCAGAAGGATTTCACTGTTGGCCAAGTGAAAGTGTTTGAAGTGGACACTGTGACTGGAGTTCAGCGGCTCATTCTGACGATGGAGCCGAGTGAAGAAGTTGCTGGGTATCGCCGATACTTCCTGAATGGACTGCCTCGCAACTGCTGCAATCCGACCGACCCGGCTGTGACGACCGTGCAAGTGACAGCGATGGCCAAACTGGCGGTCATCCCGGTTGCTGTAGATACCGACTATTTTGTGATCCAGAATAAAACGGCACTGAAGGAGGAATGTCAGGCCGTGCGATTCGGTGAGATGGATGTTGAAGGCGCACTCGCTCAGGCTGCCATCCGACACAAGAAAGCGATCAACTTGCTCAACGGCGAATTGATCCATTGGCTCGGAAAAGAACGGCCAGCCATCAATTTTGCGCCTTTCGGGACCGCAACATTATCACGTCAGCGGATCGGTACCTTAACGTAAGGATTTTATGGCAACCACAGATCAACTGTTGAAAGTGATGAGCCGAGGTGGGGCCTTGGCTGGCACCGGTGTAGGTGGCGGCGGGGGAGGAGGAGGCGGGATTACAGGGGCCGCACCGCGATCCTATAACGCAGCCAGCGGAGGTATTCCTGGAGTGACTTCCCCAGTCAGCACAGTCACCGGGAATCTCGGAAGCCTCAGTGACATCATCAATTCGTTGACTCAGACATCGAGTGGTGCGCTCAAGGGTCAGTACCCCAGCGAGTATTTCTCCGTTCTTGGTACGTTGCTTGGAAACACTCAGCGCAGGGCATCGGGCGACATCTCGGATCTTCTGCCTGAACTTCAGCAGGGCGCCGCAGAGTCGGCCGTCGCAGGTGGCGTTTCAGGAAGTGGAGCAGCCAACTCAAAGTTACTGCGGGATCTTGGTCTGACCCGGTACGGCGTAGAGAATCAGGCGTTGAAAGATTTGGCCACCATTCAAGGCGAGATCCCAACCGTAAGACCCTTCGATCCAAACGACATCATCCGCCAGCAATTGGAGGCGCAAGAACGGGCTGACATGTACGCAGCGGCTCCGAGCCCAGAGGCGGCTTATCAGCGGGCGATGCAAGCAGCGCAAGGCGGCGGTGGTGGCCCTTCGACCGGATGGAAGTCAGGAGGCGTTACGTATGCTCCAAGCGGTGGAGGTGGTTGGGGAACAAAGCCAGCGTCGCCTTGGAATTCGTCAGGCCCTTTGTCTATCGCTCCCCAATCCGGGAGTGCCATGAATCCATTTGGCGGACCGACTGGATTAGCGCCAGCCCCCTACGGATCCATCAATTACGCAGGCGGAAACATTCCAGGCTCTTACGGCGGAGGCGGACAAGATAACTTCGATGACATTCTCAGCTTGTGGAACGATGAGGATTTCGGAGGCAGTCTCAATTACGGTGGCGGAGCACCGTGGGATTCAGGCATTGGCACCGATATTTTCGGGACTGGTGTTGGTCAAGACTACAGCGGTGGAGGTTTTAACGAGTGGCTGACGACCGATTACGACCCGCAGTACGCCGATGCGTACGACTATTACGGAGAATAATTTATGGCTGTCCAAT